TTGGAGCTGAGCTTGTGTTGTTTGGTCGATAGTCGAAAGCCACTGTTGAGCCATCGAATAATCCAGCAAATACACCATCAGCTGTTGCATCAAATGTTGCAGATCCAGAAATTGACAATCCCTCGATTCCGACAACAAAAGTTGCTTGATCTGAGCCAAAGGATGTAGTTTCTAAAGTATTAACATCACGAGACAATGAAAGCTGATTCACAAAAGATGTGATGTCTGTTCCATCTACACTGAAGAATGAGTCTTTTCCACTAATAAAAGCCATTGTTATTCTCCTAAATAAATTACTTCAAATTGTGTGCATAACCGACAGAGAAAGTTGCAGATCCAGAAGTCACTGTGATAACTAATCTGACATAGCGATTCACTGTGTTTGTGGTTGCAATTCTTTGTGAGGTTGTTCCACTGATAGCTGTGAAAGAGAATCCAGAGACATCTGCAAAAGATGAGTTGTCTGCTGATGATTGTATTTTCACAGATATGTTCGCACTACTGTGTGCAGTGCAATGCAAATGTGCTTGTCCGCCTAATGTTGAACTTGCACCAAGATCCACAGAGGTTGTGTTCGCTGTGGCACTTGTATTGGTTAAAGCATATAAGCTTTTCCCATTTCCAAAATTATCTCCAGTGAAAGTTGCATTCACTCCAACTGGATCACCGACACTTGAGTCAATGGTATAGTTTTGAATTCTTGAGTTTAATAAGACAACTTTGTTTCCAGCAGTGTCTCCTCCTTGATAAATAGAAAGGGGAGTTGGATTAGTTGCTCCGATAACTGCTTGAAGCTCTTCATCCACTGCATCAGTTCCGCCATCAAAAAATCCACCAAGAGAAGCTGATGCTGTCTCTACTCCAGATATATAAGTGGCTTGATCTGATCCAAAGGTTGTTGTTTCACTTGCTTCTTGTTCTCTTGAAAAGTTAGCTTGATTGAAATAACTACTTAGATCGAAAGCTCCAAAGAGGACTTTGTTGTCTTTTCCTGCGATAAATGTAGGCATATTATTCCTCTTCTAATTTCTTTGCTTTGTCTTCTGGCAAGACTAGATTCTGCAAAACCATCCAACGAGGAACTTGCACATTCACTGTGTCACCAGCTTTAAAAGACTTCTTCTTGATCTCACAATCTACGATTGCGACATATTTTATTTTTGACATATAATCACTCCGATAATGTTGCTTCTGCTTCGATGTCCATTTCTATAAGACATACTCTGCCCTCATCTGACAATGTGTTTTCAATTGTCATATTCCTCATTCTTGAAACGATCACAGCTCCATTGATAGTTGCATCATCACTAAGCTGATCGATCACTTCGTTTGCTAGTGCAATTGCTCTTGTCTCTGTTGTTCCAGCAACTGAGTCACCAGCTCCAGCTTTCAAGACATAAACAAAACACTTCAGATCAATCTGTTCTTCATAAACTGATCCAAATGCTTCAAACTCAAGTCCAGAGTTTGCATCTCCTAAATAGATCATCTCTGTTTTAGGAGCTTGATCAAGTGGAGCATATTTAAAGACTGATACACCATTTAGACCAGCTCTTGCATCGAGTTGAGTCTTAAGGTTTGATCTAACTGTTTGAACTACTGATGCAATCGGCATTAAACACCAAAGACCTTTTCAGAGTTCTCATCGATCCATTGATTAACTTCTGGAATCCTAGTTGGATTCTTAAAACCGCCTCCTTGTGTGACAAGTGAGATATTTCCCATCTCATCATTAAAAGAAGTTGCACGATCTGGAATGTTAGATGAAACGATACGATCTAAAAGCAGTTTAAGTGCAATACGATCAACACCATTTCTTATATAATCCCATCCATATTCGTATTCAATAACAATTGGCAAAGGATATTCAGATGTCGCTTCTGGGAAGTGTCCATCTTTTCTATGTATAAACCCAGCATTCTCATCAATCTCAAAATTAGATGTTGCAATTGTTTCACCTAAGATCTTCACTGAGATCAGTTTTGTGATGTGAAAGTTGGGGAGTGACAGCACTCTTGTTGCATCACCAATCACTTTTGCAAAGTTATATTTTGAAGCCCAAGCAACTCCAGTCCATTGTTCTAATAGATCAGTGATAGTTGCTCTCTCTTCTAAGATGTTTGCATCTGAATAATCAGATGTGGATGAAAGCTGTGCAATATCGAAAGCTCTGGCTTGTGCTTCTGTGAATAAAGGAAATCCCATAATCTCGTGATTAGTTCTGAGCTTCTGAGATACAGATTCCCAAGTTCCAGTCCAGACAGCATAAAGTTTATTAACATCAGCTGTGTTGGATATTCCAAGATCAACATAATAAACACCAGTGCCATCATTCGTTGCAGTCTGATTATTAAGCACAGTGTTCCCAGCTTCATCAGTCACAGTGCAAGTGACTGTTCCACTGGCATCAGTGAGAGTTCCATCAACATAAGCATTGACATAGATTCGACCTTTTGAGTCTTTGTAGATATGTTGAGTTCCATTCCCAACTGAATAACCGATCATCTTTTCTTCTTAGATCCTTTTTTCTTCTTAGATTTCATTTTTTTGCCATAGTGGTATGGCATTAACTTTTCTCTTTTCCAGCTGGAGAATCAGCTTTCTTTTTTGGAGCAGACTTAACTGGCTCTGCATAACCTTTTTCAATAAGATCAACAGCATTGCTTTTATCTGTTTCCCAGATCTCATCTTTCTTTGGGATCGGTTGTCCATTGTATAGACCGCCAAGATCCACTTTCATTTTGATTTTCATTTGGTCTCCTATGGTTGAAATTCACTGAGACACTCAATCCGATATGGAATAGAGATATGAATAAATTCAAGAACTGAATGTCTCAGTCAATGCTCTATTGCTAGAGCATCAACATTTGTGTTAGGTTTAACCCATCACCATTCTTTTAACAGCATTTGAGTCCATAAGGTCTCCATCTGCTCGATAAATGAATCTGAATGTGACTAAATCATTTGCGAATGCGAAATCCACACTTCGATCAACTTGAATCCCACCAGCTTCTCTTATGAAATATTTTGACATATCTCCGAAAGCCATAACTTTTTTGGCAGTTGCAATTGTTTCAACATTTGGATCTGTTGCAATTGGTCTTCCAATTAAGTTGTCTGGATTGCCAAGTTGAAGAGATGGTTGCCACAAGTATTGATTATTAGAGTCCTTAAGTTGTCTAATAACTTTCATTGTTGCATCATTCATCAACCAAGCACCATTGATTCTATATGGGGAAGTCACTGAGTGATATAGATCGATAACTTCATCAGTTGTGATTGCAGTTGCAGATGCACAAGTGACACCAGCAGATGCTTTATCAACAACTCCGTGAGGTTTGCTTGATCCATTGCCACCCACAAAGTCTGCACCAGCACCATTGCCCAAAGCACGACCAGAGTCTTGTGCTAGGAATGATTCTATATCCACACCCTCATCAGCTAAAAGCTCTGAAGATACTTGGACAAGATAAGCATATTTAAAAGCTCCTAAAGTGATTGAAGCACTTGTTGGATCGCTTTCGCTTATTGCTGATCCCTCTGTGACTAATGAAGCACTAGAGAGAGCAGTGATTTGTGGAAACTTAATGTCTTCTCCTCCAGCAGTGTTGATCACTGTGGCGAACTGTCTAACGACAGCATTTTCATCAAGCTTCGCAATTATTTGGTCATAAAAACCTTGAGGAACGAGACCACCATCACCAGCAACAGTTAAATCTCTTTTTTCAAAGTTGTGTGATCTAACTTCACCAGTTGCCATCTTTCTTAAGATTGAAGCATCTGTGTCGATGTCTTCTTCTTTTGATTCGATGACTGGAGCAGAACTTGTTTCGAAGATTGCTCTTGATTCTTCAGATTTTTTGTTTGCTTCTTCAACAGAGGCAAGTTCTTGAGTTCTGGCATCGATTTCAGACATTCTGTCGTTCATCTTATCCCATTGCTCTTTCTCTGAAGCATCGAGAGATCTCTCTTCTTTGATCTCACGATCATTGAGTTCTTTCATTTGCTCCCATAGGTTATTTCGCTCTTCAAATAATTTTTCAACTATTGTGTTGCTCATTTAATTTCTCCTATGAAATTTTTGGACAAGTGAAGAATGTTCGACTTGTCCGAGTCGGTTGTATGGCAATAAGAACTGTTTCATCAACGAGTTCTTATCAAAACTTATAATTAATCTTCTTTTGTAGATCTTGGATGTTCTTTAGGGAGA